CTCCTTTAATTATCAAAGTAATTGTATATTTCAGCTACCTTCGGGTGATTAACTACATCAATTAAGAACCTAGGTCCTGTTGAGTAGGCAAATACCTTCATGTCAGGAAAGCAATGTTGCTTAAATACACAGTAGCTACACTCCATAGCAAGCTTTGTGTTGCCTGACTTACCGTCAGAGACTAACTCATAGCATTGCTCTGGTCTTTCCTCTCTTTCAACAACTTCTTTTAGATGCTCTATTCTCTTTTCTATTGGTTCATCGTGTTCAAAGTTCTCAAAGTGAGTGCATAGGTGTCCGTTGGTCTTGTCTATGACTAACCATCCACCTTCTTGTACTCCGAGAGAAGCAGCGTATCCTCTTAGTTGGTCTATGTAACCAAATGGGTCATCCCATCTCAAGCCTCCCTCTTTGAATTTCTTGAATCCAAAAGGTGCTGCTGTTTTAACATCGATAAGTATATCATCAATCAAGCAGTCCATACTACCTTTTATACCAGAAACTTCTGCAAGTTCTTGTTGATGAGTTACCTTGTGTCCTGAAAGCTTTACTAGAGCCAATACAAGTTCTTCTGTAGCATGTCCATAGAGGAATTTCATCAGAGTATTAGGTTTCATTTTCTCTTCAGTCGTACCTCTATACTTGTACCATAGGAATCTATCCTTTCTACCTATGTTAGACATCCGTAGTCTACGCTTGCTCTCTCTAGGTTTTAACACATTATCCCTTAAGATAGCTTTCATTGATTCTCCAAAGTCTTCAATGATAGCATCTACATCTACACTATCATCTGCCTTACTTGTAGCTAGTACATTGTAAACATCTTCTATTAATGTATCTATCTTCTTCATATATTTCTCCTTAGCTTGTTATTTTCACCATGCTTTACTTGTTCTTGTATAAGCTTTTCCAAGTACCATCGTGCCTTTCTCAAGTCCTCAATCCCAGACTTCTCCTTATATCTAACCAAGTATTTTACTATATTTCCCTCTAAGAAAGACATAGATTGGTCAATGATAAAATCAGTTACTTCTATGTTTCCTCTTTGGTAATAGTCAGGTGAAATTATATTTCTATTCATTAGTGTGTATCCCTCCATGTTGTACCTATTTTGTAATTACCATCCAAAGGACAGTTAAGTTTAAATTCTCTTCCTGCTTTCTTTAAGCAGCTAACTGCTATATCGCCAAAGAGTTTTGCTTGATTTTCCTGTACCTCTACCTGTATTTCATCATGTACTTGTCCAACTATCTTATAGTCTATCTTGTATACCCGACTAAAATGGTCAAGTATTATTACTGCTTTCTTCATAACAATAGCTCCAGCACTTTGAAGCAGGGTGTTAAGTGCTGCATGTGGACTTCTTATATGCAGTAACCTACCATCTAGTCCAGTTAAATACCCAGACTCTGCTCTTTTAATTACTTTGTTTCTCAATATTCTTAGAGACGGTGTGTTATTTAAGAAGTCTCTTTGTAATCGTCTACCATCTTCCATCTTACCTCCTACTATCTTACCTAATTTATGTGAACCTGCTCCGTATAGGAAAGCATATATGAATGTCTTGGCATTATCTCTTGTATCTATATTAGCTGCTTTCTGATTAGCTGTATGTATATCTCCGTGGATTACTTCATTGGTATAGTCCTCATCATTCATGTAGTGAGCAAGCATCCTTAGTTCTAGTCCAGAGGCATCCATACCTACTAGCTTGTAACCTTCTTCTACTGTAAACAATTCCCTACACTCTTCACCATAAGGTGAGTAGACAGCAGGTACTTGTGCTAGGTTAGGACTTGAGTGTGTCATCCTACCTGTCACAGCACCACAGGTATTTACCTTGCCTCTTATCCTATCATCTTTATCAACAGCATCTATCCAGCTGCTTACCATTCCCAATCTCTTTTGCAGCATTAGGTATTTAGCTATGAGCTTTCCTTCAGGTATCTCTATTGTTTCTAGTACAGCTTCTGATACTATGATTGTACCTAGTTCAGTAAACTGTTTAGGTTTCCAACCGAAGTGCTGTAGGTATCTAGCTATCTGTTGTCTACTTCCTAAGTTGAACTCTGGATACGCATAGTATCCCCAGTGTAGTTCACCATTTATCTCATGCCAATCAGTACCTTTATCTAATTGTGCTTGATAGTTCTTAGACATCTCTCCATTCTTCTTATGTGTTCTATGTCCTAGCCATTTAATTGGCATCCATACAGGTAGAGGTTTGAATACTTTTCTTACCTCATCTTCAGCTATGAACATCTGTTCTTTAAGTAGAGCAAGTAAGCTGCTAGCTTTTCTTATGTTGAACTTCCAACCACTGAGTGTCTGTTGATGTGTTATCTTTGCTATCTTATGCTCTAGTTCCAGAGCTTTCTCAGACATACCCTTAGAAGATAATATTCTATACAGTTTATCCAGCACCTTTACATCCTGTATACAATATTCTTTCATCTTTGGTGTGTAGTCAAGCCAGTCTGAAAACACTTCCTTAGGGTAGTTCATTCTTGTACCCCAAGCAGCCAATGAATGTCCTCCTTCCCTACTAGGATTATCCAGACGACTCATAACTAGAGTGTCTTCTATGTTTCCCCACCATTCAAAGCCTAGCAGCTTCTTCAGTACAGGTAAGTCAAAGCCAATGATGTTATGTCCTATTAAAGTCTCTGCGTTTATCTCTACAATCCAAGCAGGGAAGAACTTAACAGTTTCAGGTGTCCAGAACTCTGTCCTATCCTGTCCAATTACCTTGGCTGCAATACAGTGTATTCTAGTAGGATTCAGTCCATCTGTTTCTATATCAAATGCTATCTTCAATGTATTAATCCCTCCAGTTCTACGACAACTTCTGATATTCTTCCTGTATCGTTGTCGTAATGTAGGTGTCCAGTCTCGCCTGTTTCACCTGTGTATCTGTTCTTTAGTATCCTTAGTTTCGTTATGTTCCTCATCCATTCATCCCCATCCTGCTGGTTTCTCTCTAGTGCTATGACGATGTTGGATAGTTGTGCGATACCTTGGCTGCCTCTTAGGTGTGTCAAGCTTATCTCTCCTCCTTCTTCATGTGATGTTCCTTGTTGTCTACTTAGGTGAGAGATGACAAAGATACCTATGTTTGTTTCAACAACAACCTCTCTTAGTTGTGTCATTAAAGCATCTATGTTCCTGCGTTCATCGTTGTGGTAGTTACCTGACATGATGATATTAAGATGGTCAAGGATAACCCACTTGACTCCTTGTGCTTTAGCCATAAGCCTTATCCTACTTACTATCTTCTCAACTGATAGTTCTTTACCTTCATAGAGTGTTAGAACTTCACCATCTTTTCTCTTGAATAGCTTATCGAAAGCTTTAGCTGCTAAATCTTTAGAGTAAGTCTGTCTTATTTCATCAAGATGATAGGGTACACATAATTCAATACCAACCAAACCATCCAAGGTACGCTCAACAGTTTCCTCAAGATGAATGATACCTACTTTATCTGGAGTGGTAGTAAGGAGGTGATGCTCAAGTTCTCTTACAACAGAAGACTTACCCATTCCTGTACCAGAAGTAATCGTAACCAACTCACCCAGTCTAAACCCATGAGTTTTCTTGTTTAAACATATCCAAGGATAAGGAACAGATTGTCTCTCTGGTCGGCTAAGCCATATATCTTTAACTTCAGTAGCACCTACTATATCTTTAGGCATGTAGGTTTTACTTCTCCACCAAGCATTTTCTATTTCCCTAACCAGTCCTGCTTGGAGCATATCGCTAATGTCTTTGTAACCTTCAGGATAAGACATTATCTTTATCTTATCGGGACTGAAGATTTCTAGAGCTTTATCAATAGCTTCCCTTCCTGCTTTATCATTATCAAAAGCAAGTACAATCTTTTCAAATGAATCGATGAACTCGAATGAACCTAGTAGTGATTTAGCTACACTTCCTGTTCCATTGCGTAGACTGACTGTCGCCCATTTGCCATTGAATACTTCTGCTAATGACAAGCAGTCTATCTCACCTTCCGTGATAGTCAGGTATCTACCTTCAGATTCCCATAGACATTCACCAAACAATCCTACTTCCTTAAACTTACCAGTAGTTTTGAATCCTTTGGTAGCAACATCTCTTGTTTTCCAAGCGATAATCTTGCAAGAGCTATCTGTAAATGGATAGTGGTGCTTGCTTATCTTTCCATCAGCACCATATTCTATCTTGACTTTGTATTTAGTAGCAATCTCCTGTGATATTTTCCTATCAGGTATGCTACCGTAGACACCTAAGCTTGTAACCTCTTGGCTTGTTTTAATCCTAGGCTTGTAGCTTGTGGTTTCTTCTCCATGCTCATGGTAGTCGCATGCAAAACAATGACTACTACCATCCTCGTATACTACTAGGTTATCACCTTTCGTATCATTCCCTGTTTCTCTACAACTTGGACAGGGTTTTCTTGCTGTCGTCATATCCTCCTCCTAAAAGTTTATGATTTATAGGTGATTACTTACGGTAATCAATCGGACATACTATGAGGAGGAGGGAGTCTTAGGTATGTCAGCCAAGCTACCTTCTCTCCTTAGTTACGCAGGTATGTCAGAGAAGAATTGTTCATCCGCCTCTTTCTGTCCTTCATATCCCTCACCCACTTCCATGATTAACACCCTCTTGGCATAAGGTACTTGCCCAGCAGTAGGATGTTCTTTGGTAGTGTATTCAATCCGAACCGTTGAACCGCTAGGTATTTCTTCGTGCCACCTAGCTCCTTTTCCAGTAAAAACAGGAATGTCATAGCGACTTGTGAACTTTCGGATTGGTTCTCCTTCGTACTCCTTAATTACTACTCCTTCTTTAGTCAGTCTAGCTGCCTCTTTCTTATCCAGAGTAATCTGTAAAGCGTACTTCTCAGTTGGCTGTCCTTGATAAGTATCAAAGGTAGTCAGAGCTGTATTAAAAATGGTAGTTCCTTGAACTAACATATCTATCTCCTATAAAGTTAAAAGTTAAAGTCTATTGGTTTATAAGTCATTGATTTTCCTA